ACCTCAATAGAGTCTTCGATTGGATCGCGCCCAGTAAGCCGCCGCCGCCCTCAAAGGCCGCCTCGAAGACTCTATTGAGGTCTCCGAGGGCGTCAGAGAACGCCGAGGCGAGTTTGGCAAACGAGAAGTTCGACGCATCCTCGACTTCTTGACGCAGTTCGTGAAACTTCTCTCCGGCACGTTGCGCGGCTTCTCCGACGTCCTGTAAAACATTGGTGGACGCGCCCACCGCTCGCCTGTTCTGGTCGAACACCTGAGAGACGTAATCCACAGACTCAGCCGCGATGATGTTGTCTCGCGTGAGCCCTCGGAATTGCTCACGGAACTGCTCCGCGTGCCGAGCCGCAGCGCTGACATCCACGCCAAGCTGCACGAAGGACTTGCTGCTCTGCTTGATGACCGACTCCTGAAACCGCAACTGATCGGCGACCGCTTCGATCTGCGCTTCCGTCAGGCCATACACCACGGCCAGCTTGTTGACGGCTGCGCCATGCCTGAGGTAGAAGGCGATCGCCTCCACCGTCTCGGCGTTGATCGTCTTGAGGATGTCGTGGAAACTCCCCCCATGAGAGGTCACGTCTGCGAGGGCTTCCTTGAACTCCTCCGCCGACTTCTTGGCTTTCTTCAGGGCCTCTTCGCTGACGTAGGCTGCCTCGCCAAGTCCTTCTCCCAATGCCGCCGCGGCGGACTCCGCAGACTTCCCGAATTCCCCCAACGTCTTCGCGGAGACCGAGACCTTCGGGCCAATCTGTTGCACCGTCTGTGTGATGTCCACTAGGCCCTTCTTGAGATCCTCAGCGGCCGCTTTGGCGTTGCCGAGTCCATCGGTGAGCCCGGGGAGGAACTGGCCGGATTTGCTCGGCGTGTCCAGCTTATTTTTGAGATCCAGGTATTGCTTCAGTCCGACCAGCAACGCACCACCAGCCAGGATCGAGACGACTCCACCGAGACCAAGCAGGAGTCCTTTCGACGCCAGCGACGCGCCTTCGATCGCTACAGTCGTGGCCTTGAGTCCACCGACCAGACCACTCGCACCGGTCAAGAGGCCCACTAGCGCCCGCGCGGCAAATCCTGCCTTGCCGAACGCCAGCACAATCGCGGACACGCTCGACACGACTTGCCCGCCGATAAAGACGATGGGCCCGAGCGCCGCCGCGAAACCCGCAATCCCAATGATGGCCACTTGCGTGCCGCGTGGCAGATTCGAGAAGCCCTCGACCAGCGAGGCGAGCACCTTGGCGCCGGTTTCAATCGCGGGCTGGAGCCCCTCAAGTACGTCGAGGAGCCGAGTCCCGAGCGGTTCGATGGCGGCCTGGATCTGGTGACTCGCGAGTCTCCACCGCTCACCAAAACTCAGCGTATCGCGCGCCGCATCGTTGATAGTGTCCTTAGAGGTTTGCAGCGTGCGGACGAGATCCTCAATGTTGAACCGACCCTCAATCACCGCCCGACTGATATCCACCGCCGCACGCCTACCGAAATTCTCAAAGGCAATCTGTGTCGCTTCGCTCTCTGTTTTCGCCTGCTGAATGGCTCTCGTGACATGGGCGAAGGCTTGCGCGGGTTCACGTCCTGACGCTGCGAACTTCCCGAGCGCGAACCGGAGCCCTGACATCACCGTCTCGAGGTTGACGCCCTCCTTCTCAAACTTGCCCATCAGGGCGGCGGTCTGCTCGAAGCTGAACCCGAGGGCACGCATCGGCGCCCCGAACTGCACGACCAATTCGCTCAGACGGTTAAAGCCGATCCCGGTGTTTTGAGAGACACGGAAGAGATAATCGAGCGACTGTGACTGTTGATTCGTCGCGACCGACCAATCCCCGAAGACTCGCGTCGTCGCGGCAATCGCGTCTCCAATGGAGGTTTTCGTCAGGCGCGACACATTGAGCATTTGTGTCGCCAGTGTTTCGAGCGGTTGGCCGGACAGTCCGGTGCGCGTGCTCAGATCCGCAATGGCCCTGGAGACGTCTTGGATCTCATTGGGCACCTTCGCGAAGACATTCCGGAAGGAATGTCCGAGCCGGTCAAGCTCCTCGCCTGTGGCCCCGGTGCCGGCGCGGATCTCGTCCATCGCCTCATCGAAGTTGACCGCCACGCGAGCGGCAGCCACGCCGAGGCCTGCCAAGGGCACCGTGAGTGTCTTGGTCAGACCAGAGCCGACCGCTTGCATCTGGGCGCCGACTTTCCGCCAGTCGTTGCCAACAACCGTGAGGCGCTTACTCGCATCGCGGACGGCATCGGCCGCTTTACCAAGATCCTTTTCGAACTTGGCAACAGTCGCCGAGAGTTCCGCTCGCAGAGACCCAATGACCGCAGCCATGTGTCAGCGCTTTTTCTTCTTGCTCTGCACGGCTTCCCTCGCCATCATCCAGTCACGCACCGATTGCCAGTCCTGCGGCTCTGGCGTCTGGTCGTCGCCAGCCTGCCGCAGCCGTTTGATCAGCGAACTCAGGCTCGGCAGACGCTTCGCGCGCCCGATCGCGGCGACATGCCACGCCACGAACAGTCCGAGGGCATACCAGTCCTCCCACCGCTTCCGGGCGGCTTCCCGCTCAATGTGCAGATCCTGAATCGAGAGGTCATCAAATCGATCGGTGGTTATGCCGAGTGAGGCGCATTCGACTTGGAATCGCCGCCACTCGGCCCGCCAGGAGGGCCCGCTTCGCCGCTCCCGAAGACGGTCCCGATCACCTTCGTGACTGCTTCAAATCCGACATCGTCAATGAAGTCTCCGACCTGCTCCGCCGTGACGCCTTTCGGTTCCACCACGGCACACTTCACCATCGTACGGATGGTCCGCATGTCGAGCTTGTCGTGATCGAATTGCTTCAGAATCTCCCCCAGCGAGAGATTCAATTCGTCCTGCACCGCACATATGGCATTGGTCCCGAACCGCAGGGTATACGTCTGCCCTGTGCTGTCGGACAATTCGACAACATGACGCTTATTGCTCACGAGTCACCCCCTCTAGTCACCGCCCACGCTGCTTACGAGAACGTGACGGCTCCTGTGATCCTGACGGTGAAGTTGAACGGCTTCGCTTCGCCAACCGCCGAGGTCTCCCCTAGCGTCTTGACGAATCCCTCAAAGGTCTGCGTGGTCGCATCAGGGTTCTCGACTTTCCAGGTGTTGATCGCGCCGCTCGAGTAATCGCCGCGGATCAGCGCCTGGACGGCATCGCCCGTGATGTAGTTGCTTTCGACGTTGAGATCATCCGCGTCCTTGAACGACTGGATGTACTCACGTCGTCCACCCGTGCTGTCAAGATGCGTCACCTCGATTTCTTCGGACGTCTGGACCGGACCAGGAATCACCCGGCACTCCGGCACCAGCGAGAACGAAGCCGGCGAGCTCGCCGGCGCACGGTAGAACTTGGTTCCCTGGGTTGAAATGGCGTCGGACATCGTTCGTCGTCTCCTGTCACATGCCCTCGGTTAAGCATCTGGAACAACAGAAAAAGGGGCCGCATTGGCACTGCTCTGTAGCAGCGTCAACACGGCCCCTTTTTCCGTGTCCCCCTTGTCACTGCGCGAGCCGGAGGGGTACGGCCTGTTCGGGTTGCACGCCCTAGCGCAGCGTCAAAGACTGATTTAGATCGTTCGGGTCAGACCGTCCCTCCGTTCGTCCCGTGCCAGATGTAGTAATCGGCCGAGTGCCGATAGTGCCCTCCGCTCACGTCTGTCTCGAACAGCACGCGATCATCCACGAACTCGATTTGCACACCGATGGACACCGGCGGGCTACTCGTATCCGTCCATGTCGCGTTCTGCCCTTCGAGTCTCTGGCGAACGAGATTGCCCAGCGACTGCGCCCCCTCATACGTCACATCCCAGGCGTCCACCTGATACCGTGGACGCCCGACAGACGCAGGTCCGTGCAAAATCGGCTGCCGAAACCCCGTGATCGGCGTTAACACCAGCCTGGCCCGTGTCTCCCCCTGTGGAGCCGTGACCGGATACACCCTGGCCGCCACGAGAGCCACGATCGCGGCATCCCCCAAGAGATACGTTCGCAGTCCGGACAGCACGTTCATTTCGACTTGTGCAGTTTCCTGGCTGCCTTGTGCAGTTTCCTGGCTGCCTTCTCAATCGCGGCACCGAGCAGTCGCCCAAACGCATCCAGTACCTCGTTACCCTGAGCATCCCAGGCCGGTCGGAGAAACGGCCGTGCCGGCATCTTGCGCGTGCCGAACTCATGGAACATGCCGTAAAAGTGCTTCGGACTTGGCCCCAACCACAGATTGACTTCGAGGTCATCCAGACCCTCGGTTTTGAACGACCGCAGTGCAATGCTGTCAGCCAAATGCCCTTGCGATCCTGGGTCCGTTGAGCGTGGCGCCGCCGTCTTGGCCTGCTCCACGACTGGCTGCGCGGCCTTTCTGAGCGATTCACGCAACACCTTCCCGGCGATCTCCTGCGGGAGCTTCCGAAGGTTGCGCTCAAGTTCCTTGAATCCAGAGACCTTGAACTCAATCATCAGCGCGCGCCACCACGGGAAGTTCCAGCCCCTCCCCACGCCCAATCTCCACCCACGGTTTCACGTCGAACGTCCGACCCTGAAACAGCACGCGGGTTAAGGTCGGAGACGGCCTAGACTCCAGGTCGTAGATTCTAAACACCCCGTCCACATAGGCCCCGAGACGCTGCTGCGCCTGCCAGGCTTCGCGCGATCCAGCCGGCAGCCACTGGGCCCACACGGTGGCCTGTGTCGCCGTGGCCCAATCCGGCGCCGCTTCGCCGGTGTCCTGGTTCTGCGCCAGGACGGCTGTTTCGAGCACAATCTCCCGGTCCATATCGCCCGCGTTCAGCATGCCCGCCTCGGGGCCAGCGTCTGAATGGCGGTTTCACGGAACGCCCGCACGATTGGCTCCACGCCCATCGGGAGCGTTTCCAGACCCCCCCCGCGGTGCGCGTAGACGTTCGCCCGAAACTGGTAATAGACGCCCACAATCAGGAGCAGAGTCCCCTTAATGAGTTCAGGCACGCTGTCGTACACCTCCCCGTACCCCGCCTGATACCGAATCGTGACGGCCTTCTGGTGCTCCCCAGAAGTCGGCCAGACGCTCGCATGAGGAATTGAGATCCGCCCACGAGGACACAGCGGGCCAGCCGCGGTATGCACCGTGTAATCCGCCGGATCCATCGTTTGCGTAACGCCTGCCTCATCGAGATACGAGATGCTTTCGACGCTCACGAGCGGTGGTCGAGGCACTTCGATGGCTGGGTACACGGGGAACTCGTCCAAGTGGTACTCCCAGGTGGCGAGCATGACTTGGCGCCCGGTCTCGACCTCGAAATACTGTCGCGCGGCTGCCATCCACGTGACCAGGAGCGTATGCTCAGTCTCCGAAGTGATCCGGAGGGCCTTTTTAACTTCTTCCAAGTCCAACGGCTCCCTGACCGGACCAGTCACGAGCGATTCCGCCGTATCAATCAGATCAAACACCTACAGACTCCGCCACACGCGACAGCATGAGCTTGTAATGCCGCGCGACGGCATTAAGCGTGTATCTCACGGCCTTTTGTCGGCACACTTCCACGCAGGTGGTCCGCCAGTCGCGAGCCGCCCATCGCTCAAGGGCCTGTCGTAACTCCACGACGTTCTCCACGACCGACCCTGGAGGTTGAATGTCTCGCATCGCGGCACTCGGCTGAGCAATAATCGGGCGCCCCGCAGCGATCGCGTTCACGACCTTCACCCCGCTCTTCCATTCCCGGCACATCCAGCCATCCCAAACACCATCGCGGAGCGACACGAGCAGGTCGCAGTCACTCAGGGACGGCGGATTGACCACGAACGACCAGCCGCGAGACAGGCAGATGTCTTCGAGCGCAGTGGCCCAGGCCCCGAGGTAAATCGGGTTGCCCTCATAGCCGACCACGCGCATCTCGTCTCGGCATGGAGCCGGCGACAGGCCTGACCATGAGTGATGGGGAATGTATTCGCCCTTCGCGTCATCGGCCTGCGCCTTCGTCGCGCCGATCACCAAGTGCGGAGAGATCGCACGGATCTGGCCGGCGAACTCATGCCTCGCTTCTTCTCTCGTCAAACGGTTGTGCGCGGGCTGAGACCAATAATCGAGCGCATCCCAGACGATTGGCTTGCCGGACCTGTGCACACGCTTCGCGTGCTCCATGCCAGCTCGCTTGATGAGTACCACGATGTCCGCCCACTTCAGATCGCCATAAGACGGCACCGAGACCACCCGTGCGCCGATCGCGTCTCCGACCTGGACGCCTCGCATCTCCCAGGAACCCTTGCCGCGTCCGCAGATCAAGACGTTCACGATGGCGGCCCCCAGATTTCATCCATCGACACACGCTCGAGACGCTGATAGCCGATGCCGGTCAGGAATCGCTGCACGGTATCTCTCGGGAGGCCGTAATGGCGCTTCCAGAGCCCTTTGTCCTCGAACAGCACGATCGGCCTGCACCTGTGGATCGTGGTCACAGCCCCCCGCAAGGCGTCCGGCTCTGAGCCTTCCACGTCCAGCTTGAGAAACCCTATGTGATCCAGATTGAAGCTATCGACCGTCACCATCGGGATGTTCCCGATCTTCGTAACGTATCGAGCCCCGGTGTTCGCGCGGGCCTCATTCACGGCATCCCACATCACGGAGACAGACCCGGCGACACCTCCCAGCGCGGCGTGATGGCAGGCCACATTGGCACACCCGAAGGCAGACATGTTCTGCACCAGACATTCGTACGTATCAGGGCTCGGCTCGAACGAGACGACCGATCCGAACTTGGCACTCATCGCCCTCGACCACGTGCCGATGTGCGCGCCGCCGTCAATCGCACATCCCCAGTCGGTCACATACGAGAGTGCCGCTTCCAAATGCCCCATCTGATACGTCCCGTCATACCCGAGCTCGTTAACCATGAACTCATCAGCGTCTGGGAACGCCCAGCCTCGCGCCCACTTCACGCCAGCACCGCTTGCCCGTATGTCGCTTCAAAGAACGCCCGCATGTATCGCTTCCGCGTGCTTCTGAAGTCAATCAGGGCCGCTTGAGGCCATCCTATTTGTTCCCCTGACTCCAACCTGTCAATCGTCCGAGAGGCCAGCGCCTCGAGCACGCCCTCGCACGGGATCATATTGACGGAGAGCCCGCCCCTGACGTGGACGCCAGGCTGGAGCGGTTCGGCCATCATCCGCAATGGCTCCGTGTCGGCCCCCCACGCGATGATCTCGTCTGGTAAGGTCTTCGCGATACGCAAGGCGTCTCTGAAGGCAGCGACCAGCCGATCCTTCGCCCGAACCGCCCACCACTGCACGCCATTGATCAGCGGGCGCCCAGACGCCAGATGTTTCTCTTCCTGACGAATCACGAGGCCCAAATCACCGTTGAACCTGCCGCGCAGATCGCGGTAGACCAACAGATCCGGACAGACCATGACCGTGTCTGTGTTGAAGTGCCTCGATTCCAGGTAGGCACGAGAGACATCCAGAACCCACAACATCAACGCCTGCTCGGTCGTTTTGAACCTGAGCGCCGGCATCGGCAAGGCCGTCTTCGCGTCTGTGATAACGTGCGTCTTACAGCGATTCGTGACCGCCACACTGGCACTCATCATGCGGATCGCATCCAGCCAATCGAACGGGCCGATCCCCTCCGCATGCGGCAGCGTCTCTGGCGGATAGGGGCGATACGGGCAAACCACGCGCATCAGCTCGTCAACAGTCCGTTGAGAAAACCCCAGCACGTCTCGGCTTCGTCAGGTGCCCATTGAAACCACGCCAGATTCGCGAGAAATTTAGCCCGCAGGCCATGGTCGAGCGGCGCAGGACGGCCAGTCGATGGAAGCTCTGACGGATACACGGCCGCCGCGGCGCCGTCGCGACAGATCACGGGAATACCGAGCCTCATCGCATCCACGGCGACGTTGCTATGCCACGTCACCACGAGCGACGCGCCAGACAGCGCATCGTCAATCTGACCTGACTGAGCTCGATCCACACCAGCGGGAACGGCCCCGCCGTTCTTGCTCCGATACAGGACTCGGTTGCTGTAGCGGGCTCGGCACGCGGCAATCATCGAGGCCTCCCAGGCGTCCACGATTGAAGCCCCATACTGGACGCGCGCCTTCTGGCCTAAGCCGGCCACCAGGATCGGCCCGTCTGGCTGCCATCTGTCGTAGACAGAGACTCCATCGTGCAGTAGCCGATCCTGTGGCCACTCACGCCGCATGACCCACGCGCTGGGATGCGCGCCGTCAATCGAGCAGCGGACCTTGTTATCACGCTGCCAATACGCCAAGTCCCATGCGACGAGATGCTTGCCTCTGTCCAGGTGCGCGCGCATGGCGTGGAAACGATTCGGAGCCCCAGGCCCCCACAGCATCAGAAGATCGGACGTCCCGCTATAGGCCCGCGTCGTGACGCACGTGTGGCCTTGCGCCGTGTCTGTGAGCGCCTCAAACATGGTGGAGCCGCGAGACGAGACCGGATCGAACAGCAAGAATTCAACGACCATCGCAATCAGCCATCCGGTCACGCCGGCACCTGGACGCACGGCATGGACAGCCGGTAGCCGGCCGCCTTGGCATGACCGAACCACTCATCTGCATACGGCACGCCCTCGTACCCAGGCACATCTGGCACGCCTTCTGTAAAATGCACGAGCGCCGCCATCTCGTCATATGGCGAATGGCCAACCAGGACATTCCATCTGGGCGGCAATCCGCCAATCACGTCATCATCGAGCCAGCAAAACCTGTGCAGGTCTCGTCCTGGGACGCTATTGATGAGGTTTACGTCTAACGCGCGGTTAGCCTGATGCCCACAGTTGAACAGCATCACCGACGACCAGTTCTTGCGCGGATACGACGTCTGCAGATGGCCGCCCTTTTTGACGGTCTCGGCTGGCGTGTAGTCGTGTTGCACGATCATCACGGCGAAACGGTCATCGGCCAGCGCGAACAGCTTCGCGACGTCGTCGCGGAACAGCACGTCACCGTCGGTGAACAGCGCCCATCCGAAATACCCGCATAAATGCGGCACGAGAAACCGGGCGATCGCGTGGCCAGTGGACATCGGGGCCTCAGAAATCACGTCCCAGAGCTTGCCGTCGCCTCGGTCCTCGGTCGGTCTCCGATAGAGTCCCTGTGTCTGGAGTGGGGCCAGCGCCAGCCGTCGCGTGTCCACATCGACAGAGGCATGGCACTTCATGCTCATCCGCGCGACGTTCCACGCTCGATGTTCGCGTGCATCCCAGCCGATAAACACTTGGAGCGGAGTCGTCACGCGAGCGCCTCGGCCAGTGACATCTGCGGGAAACACGTCAAGGCCGTCTCTCGAGTCGCGTTCACGATCGCGATGTTCATCCGCTTTAATGGTTCCACGAGCGTCGCAAAATGCGCCATGAACCGATGAAAGGCGTGAGCCAGTTGGCCCGTCGGCACCGTCTGATACGGGTGGTTCCCGAAAAAGTGCAGCTTCCCATTGTTCGCCATGAAGTCGTAGCCGAGTAACACGATCTTGCTGGCGCCGAGATGCACCGCGAGACCCACGGCCTGATACCCGGAGTTCTCGCCGGTTCTGAGACCTGACGGGTCGGTCTCGAGGCCATCAATCCCGGAATTCTGCAGAATCGTCGCCCACGGGTGCGCCTGGCCATCGACCGAATAGCGCAAGGGAATGGCCGCGAGACCATCCGGATCATGCTGCGCCCAGTAACGCCACCATCTGATCTCGCCCGAATAGAGCACGTCGGCATCAGGCGCGAGCCGATAGGCGTCCTTGACTGCCAACAGCTTCGCCCGGCCTCGACAGTAGGACACATCCTCCGCGCGGAGACTCGGGCCAGTGCCCAAACAGACCACCGTGGATCCGGGGAACAGACGAGGCACGGCGTCAGCCATTTAAGCCGCAGAACTCCGCCGCGTTCTCGCCGTGACGGCCGTTTCGTCGTCCGCCATGATGGCCTGCTCGTCTCGGCCACGAACGACCACAGCGACGTGCTTACCGTCCACGCGGGTGGACTTCAAGAACGCCTCAACGTCAGGCCCCACGTCAGTCAGCGAGAGCAGATCGCCTGGAGCAAATGTGAGACGGGCGGTGCAGGCTTCAGTGATGCGGATACGGATCATGAACACCCCCCTGGTCATGATGCGGAGCGGCCGGTGGTCCTCCCAGAGACCTGCCGGCCACTCCGCCAGCGGTTCCTTATGACTTGTTCAGCGCGTGCTTGACCGGATGCGTGCCGGCGTCAAGCAGATCCCCATCCGCCCGAGCGAACGCCAGAAACGCGACCTGGTGATACGCCGCGTAGAGCTGGTCAGCCACCACGAGCGTGACTTCTCGCACGTCTCGCACGATGTATTTCGACAGATCCCCGAACAGGATCGACTTGCCGGCACCGGACCCGGCCGCCACCGCCATCGACTGATTGACGGTATACGGATGTCCGAGGATGGTGTCCGGCGCGCCGCCGATCATGTTCGGCAGCCAGATCGGGCGGCCCGTGCTTGCGTCCACGATCTTCTTGACCTCCGCCAGCATGGTGTCGTGGAACATCCATCCGACGCCAGGACTCTGCCGATACGCCGGATCAACCGAATGCTCGATGCTCACCATCTCCGCATACGTCGGCGTCTGCGCGGCCAACTGCGTGCCAGATGCCGTGGAAGCGGTCACGATGCCGTTCGGCTGCGTGCTACCGTTTCCTGTCGTGAAGTGGTCGTTCTGGATGCGTCCGATCCTGGTGCCGAGCTTTCGACCGAGATAGGGGCCCAGCGGGAACGAGGCATCCTGCAACAGTTCGACGGAGACACGGATCATCTTCGAGCTGTACTTGAACGAGTTGAGGACCAACTGCCCGAAGGTGATGTCCTTCTCGTTGACGGCAGTATTCTCGTCGATGATCTCGCCCTTGTTCGCGGTGTCGTTGTCGGTCGGAATCGGCAGCGCCGCGCCGGTCTCAGTCCGAATCACCGTCGCCCTCTGACGCACTCCGCCGAACGCGAGCAGGGCTTCCTCCAACGGACGCATCATCTCGTTTTCGATGGTGTAGTACCCATCGACCGGAGAACTCGTGTTCAGCGTGGACAGGGCGCGCTGTTCCCAGGCACTGGCATCGGCCATGCGGAGTCCAGGCAACGGCTCCGACGACAGCCTGAAGGTCATCTGACGGCTGCCTGCATGCACGCCCATGCGGGACAGCACCTCCCGACGCTCAGATGAGAGCTCCTCGCCAGCTACGGACAGCAACCATGACCTCACACCTTCGACCACATTGATCGACTTCGACTCATCCTTGCGCGGTGCGTGACGCTCTCTAGACGGCGTCGGAGGGTCGGACAGGCGACCCGAGGGCGTTTCCAATTCCGCCAGACGTCGGCCGCGCCGCTCGGTCGCAATCATCTTCTCGCGATCACTGTCCATGCGATCGAACGACTGCTCCTCGTCCGACGTCAGCTCGCGCTGTTCGCCCTTGGCCTTGGCCATCAGGGCCATCATGTCGGTCCCGAGTTTGTTGATCTGGTCTCGGATCTCGTTCAGTTCCATCGTCGTGTGTCCTCTCGATCGCCTGGAGGATCACGGGCCTGGAACCGGACGATTGCGGGCCCTCGCACACCAGGCGAATCAACCGGGTTGTCTCAAATCCGGGTGTTCGCTGATGCGATAGGCCCTCGGCAGGGACTACGGCATCACGTTGTCATCGGGCCTGCACGGAGGGCGCCTCACGCACACCGCCCGACTCTTCGTGGTTCTACCTACTGCGTATTGTCGCGCCTGTCCGTCTGGAGCCGATTTTGTAGGTGCAAAATCAGGGCGTCTCGGATCACCTGGCACACGGGCACATCCCGTCCAATCGCTTCGTTGATGGCCGCATCGTGCAGCGCCGCTGGCACCCGGCAGGCTGGGAGCTGTGACATCTCCGGCGCAAGACGAGGGCGGCCTCTCTTGTTCATCGCTTGACGGCTCTCGCAACCCGCTCCAGAAACCCGATGGACGGCTTCCAGCCTGACGACTGGCGGAACAGTTCAAGCGACCGCTTGGCGATTTCGACATTGGTGTCCTCGTACGCCGGAAAAGACACGATGCTGATTTCTCTGATCACCATGTCCAAAATCTCACGAATCGGGATCCCGTCCTCCATGTGCCAATCGTCATCCAGTACGCGAAAGCCAAAACTCATCCCCGAAATGTCGCCGCGGCCAATCGACTCAACCAGGTCTCTCGCCACGGAGGTATTCGGCGGTTCGATTCTGGCGGAAAGTCCGTCTCGTTCCTTCCGGAGCGACAGCGTCCCGGCTTTGGTTCGTCCGATGATTTTCGAGGTATCGTGATCCACTAGTGCCCGCACGTCGAGCCCCTCTCGCAAGGTGCGGTCCACCGCACTCGGCAGGATGCGCTCCTGAAACCCGCCGAGATCCAGCGAAAGCGCCTCAAAGACAATCGGCGTCCCTCGGATGATCCGCCCATCGAACGCATCGAGTTGCGCGTCACGGGCCGCCCGGCGACGCTCATAGGAGTCAGTGGCCGCGCGCATGGTCGAGTCCTTTCTTGAGAATGTCATCCGCGATGGTGGCCGCTCGGTCTCGTTCCCAACGCGCCAGGAGCGCCGGCAGCGAGACCGCGAAGGCGTCGGCATCCCCGTCCAGTACCAGACGCAATTGCCGCAACGACTCATCGACATGGCGTCGCGCATACGACCGCGCGACAGCCCCTGCGTCCTCGCCACTGCCACACCAGGCCAGATAGACGCGGATCGAAGGCACCAGGGACCGTTCCATCAAATCCTCGTGCCCGTCGTAGAAGGTCTCGATCACATGACGCAATTTCTCCGGTGACGCTTGAGCCCTTCGGATCCGATCGGTCTCACGTTCCACCATGCGTCGCATAACGTCGGCAATCAACGCATGCTGAGCCGTCAAGACGCTGGACGCATCGGCGTCATGCCGAGACAGGCTCTCTCGCGCGGTCTCGAGCTCGGTTGCTGTGGCCTGCAGCGCGGCGGAGAGTGTGCTCGCTTCAGTGGACGATGACAACTGTTTAGCACTCATCGCTTCGAGGGCGGCCCGATCCTGCTCGTTTTGCGCTTCCATCTGCGCCAGTCCTTGGCGGACGGTCTCCATGGCGGCGGCGGTCTCGCGCTTCTCGGCGTCCAGATCGGCCAGTCTAGATGTGAACTCAGCCTGTTTGTGAGCCACGTCCGCTTCGAGTGATGCGTGATTGGCCAGAGCCGATGTATACAAGGCTGAAGCCTGCCGCTCCTTTTCGTTAGCGACGTCTAAGGCTGCCCGCAGCGCCTCGATCCGTGCGTCGGCTTCCGAGCGGGCGGCCGTGTCGGCCTCGACTCGCTGCGCCAATTCTGCCCGATGAGTCACCCGTTCGGCCTCAACGAGAGCCGTCAGGCGATCGGCTTCGGCTCTGGCGTCAGCAGCCATGACCTCGAGCCTGGCCACCTGCAGC